ATGACAGATATCCGTGAACAGGAAATGCAGGGGAAAATCGATGAACTGACCGCGCAGAAAGCGTCTCTGGAAGCAGAGAACAAACAGCTGCGCAAGCAGGTCGAATGGCTGCGCAAGGCCCAGTTCGGCCGCAAGTCGGAAACCAAGAAAGTCGTGTACCCGGAAGAACAGATGAGCCTGTTCAATGAAGCCGAAACAGAAGCGAAACCCAGCGCTCCGGAACCGGAAATTTCGGTCAAGCCGCACAAACGCAAGAAAAAGGTCGGCCATCGTGAAGAATTACTGGCCAAACTGCCTCATCAGAAAATTGTCGTCGAACCGGAAACGACGGTCTGCCCGGAATGTGGCAGCACACTTTCGCCGGTAGGCGAAGAATTCATTCGTTCGGAAGTCGTCTACATCCCAGCCCGCGTGGAAGTGAAGGATTTCTATCGTAAAAGTTATGAATGCCGTACCTGCCGCAAGCAGGGACAGCCTGCCATCCTGAAAGCAGCCATGCCTCAGCCGGTCATCCCCCATTCTATCGCCTCACCATCGGTGGTCGCCCATGTCATGATGCAGAAATATAGCTATGCCCTGCCACTGTACCGCCAGGAAAGCGAATGGAAACGCATCGGCCTGGCCTTTTCCCGGGCCAATCTGGCTAACTGGATCATCATCGCTTCCAAAGAATGGTTGGCCCCGGTCTATGGACGGATGCATGAGATGCTCCTGGAAGAGCGCTGTCTCCATGCTGATGAAACACCTATCCAGGTGCATAACGAAAAAGGCCGTAAAAATACGAGCAAGTCATATATGTGGGTCTATGCCAGCACGGCTTTGAATCCCACGCGGAAAATCCGTTTGTTTGAATATGCGCCGACGCGCAGCGCCCATTGTGCAGAAACTTTCCTGGAAGGTTTCTCTGGCTACCTGCTGACGGACGACTATGTCGGCTACCGTTCCATCAAGACAGCGGAGCATTGCCTATGCTGGGCCCATGCCCGACGGAAGTTCGTCGATGCCGCTCCGGCTTATGCTAAAGAAACGGATGGACTCGAAAATACCTTAGTCAAAGCGGGTATCGACCAAATCAGCCAGTTATTCGACAAGGAAAAAGAATATAAATCGCTCTCACCGGAAGAACGGTATGAACGACGCCTCGGGGAAGAAAAGCCTATCCTGAAGGCGCTCTTCGCGTGGGCAGAAAACAATGTCGACAAACTGCTGCCCAAATCGCCGCTGGCAACGGCCATGAATTATCTCCTGTCGAACCGTGACGGGCTGACCTGTTACCTCAAAGACGGACACTGTGACATTTCCAACAACACTGCAGAAAACAGCATCCGACCTTTCACCGTTGGGCGGAAAAACTGGCTTTTCAGTAACAGCCCCAAAGGAGCCAAAGCCAGTGCCATCGTCTACAGCCTGATTGAAACAGCCAAAGCCAACGGCTTGGACCCCGAACGGTATCTGAAATACCTCTTTGAAAAGTTGCCAAATACAGCAAACTTCAAAGATGCCGAAACCTTGGATCAATACCTGCCTTGGGCAACAAAGACCCAGGAAAAATGCAAAGCATAAATAGAATCAAAGCCTCAGACTTATGAAGAAAGGATAGCATAAGTCTGAGGCTTTTTCTATACACTGATTTATTTTCCGCTTACTTTGTACGGTATGATATGGGGATATACAATAGAAAAGAGCCTTTTGTTATGGTTAAAGGCTCCTTTCTTAATTTCGACTTATAAAATATCTGTAATATCAACAAGTTGGCATACCAATGGAAATTTCGGTAACTTTATTTTTCTCATTAACAGTAAAGATTAAATTAATTTCAAAACTTCCGTAGGTATAGCTGGTTGTGTTCTCTAATGTGGATTTGTGAGTGCTATCTGGTGCACCATATTTTATAAATACTTTATCCAAGGAGTCGCCTACGGATATTCCTTTAGGAGTAGTTAATGATACTCCGTTTTTACCTTTATTTGTGGTAACCGCAACAACCCAGATTTTATTATCGATGACAATTATTCTAGCATTGTTAAAATACAACACCATGGGATTTGATGCGGGGCCACCTTGAATAGCTGGTTTTGTCATTTCACCAAAAAGAGAATTTAGTTCATTCATATCAAATGGGCTTTTTAAGCCTAAGGGCCCAATTCTACATTCGGTCAAATAGTTATTCTCGGTAACATAATACGCATGTGACAATGATGGACATACAATAGGCACCAAAAGAACTATCATGAGCATAATTATCTGTTTTATTTTTGCCATTGGTAAAACATCCTCCTTATGGTAAGAAATACATTATTTAAAATGATTTAGACTACTAAGTTACTTTCTCAATTTATTACTAATCAAATATATTATTCCATCGTTTTTTTGTAAATTAGTGGGTGCTAAAATCATATCGGTTTTTTCACCATCCCACGTAAAAAAGTTGTTATGAGGCTTTGGAATTCCATATAACTGTTCTAAAGGAGAAATTATAGCAGAGTACCCGCCAAATATTGGAATACGAATTGCTCCTAATTTTTGATTAAAAAACACTGCAAATACAAAAACAGGCCCTCGTAAATACATGCACCCATTCGCATCCTTAATACTTACTGCATATTGTTCGCTTCCTTGAACATTTCCTAAGTATTTTGTTTGATGACTGCTTGTAACTTCATTTAAACTTTCACCCCAATATAAATCAGCAAATCCACCTGGATCGTTTTTCATTATGCCAACCTGCGCATTAACATATGAAAATGTTGGGCACACTAACAACATGAAAAAAAAGAATATTGCTATCAACTTTGTTTTGCTTTTACCTTTCATTAAAATGTCCTCCTTTATAAAATTTTAATAATACATAATAATTAAACACATTTTGGATTTAAATTTTCTGCAATGCGCTAGTTTATATCAAATATATATGGCTTAAGCTTATCTCGTGATTTATTTAAATTTATTATAATCTTTTTTGCTAATGTAGACAAATTGAGAAAGTAAGGTGAAACAGCATGGCCAATAACGTCATCGACGCTGCCATCCGGTTGCGGGATTTGTTCACGCCGACAATGCGGAGCGTCAACGCCAGCCTGGGTACCATGAAGACCCAGATGGCGGCGGCAAAACAATCGGTCAGCGGTCTGTCAGACAAGCTGACGGAACATGAGCGGATACAGAAACGGACAGCGAAAAGCATCGAACAGACAGGTGGCAAGATTTCTGGCTTGTCAGATAAATTCGCTTTGCTGTCTGCGCCTATTTTAGCCGCTGCTACGGCGGGCTTTAAACTGAACAGCGATTTCACCAATGGCCTGGCCAAAGTGTCTACCCTGGTAGATACGACCGTGGTATCCATGGATAAGATAAAAGAGGAAATCCGGAGCGTCAGTGATGAAACCGGGGTCGGCGTAGCCGACCTTTCGGAGTCTGTCTATCAGGCCATTTCGGCAGGTGTCGATGCCGGTCACGCTGTTGGCTTCGTTAAGGATATGACCATTGCCGCCAAAGCCGGCTTTACCGATGCGACGACCGCCGTCAATGGCGTTACGACCGTTCTCAATGCCTATGGAAAATCGGCAGAGGAAGCCACGGCGGTGACGGACCAGATGCTCCTGGCACAAAATTTCGGCAAGACATCCTTTGGCGAAATGGCCCAGTCCATGGGTAACGTCATCCCGATTGCCGCCCAGCTTAATGTCAGCACCCAGGAACTGTTCGGTTCCATTGCCGTCCTCACCAAGAACGGTATCCGAACCAGCGAGGCCATTACAGGACTCAAGGCGGCCTACAGCAATATCCTGAAACCGTCCTCAGAAGCCGCAAAAATGGCGCAGTCTCTTGGCCTGGAATTCAATGCCGCTCATCTGAAAAGCGTGGGCTGGGTGAAGTTCCTTGAAGAAGTGAAGCAGGCGACTGGCGGGGATGCCGAGAAGATGGCACAGCTCTTTGGCTCTGTTGAAGGCCTCAACAGCATCCTGGTTCTGACGGGTAAGGGCGCCGGGGACTTCGATAAAGTCATGGATCAGATGGCCCAGTCCGCCGGCATGACCCGGGAAGCCTATGAGAAAATGCTGACGCCTTCCGAACAGATGCAGATTGCCATGAACCAGCTGAAGAACGCCGGAATGGATTTGGCCGTTTCTTTTACGCCGTACTTTAAAGCCATGTCCCTGCGGGTGAAGGAGCTGGCGGCGTGGTTCCGGTCGCTGACACCGGAGCAAAAGAAGCTGATTGGACAGGTAGCTTTCGGCATCGTGGCCTTTCAGATGTTCGGTTCCACCCTGGGCCGGATGCTTACTATTGGTGGCCGGGCCTTCGGGACATTCAACTCCATCGCCACGGGCATCAGCAAAGCTGGGAGCGTATCAAAATACCTGGCAGCACAATTCAAAGGCATCATCCCGGTGGTGAAAGGCATCGGCCTGGTCGCTAAAGGTCTGGGCAGCACCTTCCTTTCGGCAGGCCGTCTGATGATTACCGTTATCCGGGCAGTCAGCGCGGCGGCGATGGCTAATCCTATCCTGATTATCATTGCCGCTATCATCGCGGGCCTGTATCTTCTTTGGAGCAATTGGGATACAGTATCCCAGTACATCGAAGGGGCAGTCCAGTCTGTGTCGGAAGCGGTGGATGCCGGGATGCAATGGCTCACCTCGGTTTGGGATGGGGCTATGAACAGCATCGGTGAAACGGCTTCCAGTATTTGGGAAAGCATTAAGGATACGTTCCGAAGCGGCGTGAACTGGGTCATTGACCAGGTGAATGGATTGATTGGAAGCCTTAACGGGCTGTCTGTAGATATTCCATCTATTACGGGCGGGGCGCCGACTCATGTAGGATTCAATATTGAACCCATCAGCCACTTTGCCAGAGGGGTTGAGAATTTTGGCGGCGGCTTTGCCGTCATCAATGAAGACCGTCGGGGCGAGCTGGTTCATCTGCCGAATGGCAGTACGGTCGTACCGCATGATGAAAGCATCCAACAGGCATTGCAGGCTGGAAATGGCGGCATCACCATCCGCATCGATACCATGAACGTCCGCAGCCAGCAGGACATCGATGCCATCGCCGATAAGCTGGTAGAAAAAATCAGGCTGTATGGCATGAACCGCATGAAAGGGGCGACTATCTGATGGCATCCTTTTTAGAATCAATTTTGAATGCTATCGGGCAGGCATCGCAGAATCTGACGATTTCCCTGTCCGCAGGCAGTTCCATCGTGACTTTTCCTGTGTTGCCGGCAGAGCTGATGGTTTCCGTTAATACGAACCATGGCACGGTGAACATCAACAACTATGGGGAATACCTCATGAAAGGCAAGACCGGGCTGAAGTCCTTGACGTTGGCCGGATTTTTCCCGGCCCAGGATTATCCTTTTGCCATGATGGGTTTATCCCCATATACCTATATTTCTGAACTGGAAGCCATGCGTACTGGCGGCGAGGTTTGTCAGCTCACTGTATCAGATACGCCGCTTTCCATGCCCTGCCTGATCAGCTCCTTCAAGTTTGGCGAGAAGGATGGAAGCGGGGATGTGTATTATGAACTGGGGCTGATGGAATACCGCTATGTCGAAGCCGACACTGCGTCTGCCAAGACGGACAAGACTACGGGTCTTGCCAAACGGCCGGAATCGTTCTGGCAGAAGATGAAGAAGAATATCACCTATTATCCGGGCGACAGCATCGGCAACGTTGTGGGCCGGGCTATCGGGAAATCGGTCACGCTCAACAATGAGCAGTTCTCCAAGTTCCAGGTCTACCGCAGCATCATCCGAAACGGCGGGCTGAAGACGGGTGACATCATCCGGCTGACCACGATGAATCTGAAAAGGAATGATGAGAATGTTCCAGTTAGCAAAAATTAATAAAACGGATACCGCAAACCAACAGGCAGACAAGTCCCAAAACACGGATTTGTCTGCCTATGTACTTTCCTATACCTGGTCGGGAGATGTGGAACAGGCCGGGCGCAAACTGGAATTTGATGTGGCCTATACCACCAGGGACAAGGACTGGACAAATGCCGTATTGGAGCTGGGGGATGAAGTGTGTTTTTCCTATATCGATGATGGTACGCAGGAAACGTTCCCGATTTTCCAGGGACGTATCTTTTCCCGGAGCCGGGACAGTGAATCGTATACCATGCGCTTTGTAGCCTTCGACAGCATCATCTATCTGGCCAAATCCCGCATTACCCGGAAATATGCCAATGTGACCGTGGCTGATGCTATACGGCAGACTATCCATGACTTCTCCATCGAAGCCGGAACGATGCCGGATCTTTCTGTGGTGTGCAGTTCCATTGCCGATGACATTTCGGCGACTGATGCTATCAAGCAGGCTCTATCCTATCAGTCCGCACAGGACGGCAAGGGCTACCACATCTACATGACAGACGGGAAGCTGAATGTGGTCTGTACCAATGACCAGGTGGTGGAGAACTTCCTCATCAGTGATGAAACGAATCTCACCGGGGCGTCCGTGTCCGAGTCCATTGAGGACATGGTGTCGAAGGTGGTGGTCGTGGACAGCGCCGGACAGACGAAAGGGGAAATGCCGAATACCACAGACATTGAAAAATTCGGTATCATCCAGGCTGTCTGCAAGGCTGACCCAAAGCAGGATGACGCCTCACAGGCACGGGCTATGCTGAAAACGGTGGCCCATGACATGTCCGTCCATGCCCTTGGCCATATCCAGTGCATCGCCGGATTTTCCGTGGACATCCAGGAAGAACAGCTCAAAGGGCGGTTCTTCATCAAGTCGGACAGCCATCGGATTGAGGGAAACAAACACACGATGGATTTGAACCTGGTCTTTAATAAGCTGCTGGATGAGCAGAAACAGGAACTCGACAGCGCATCCTACAACGCCAATCCCGACTATGTGCCACCGGCTACAAATTCTTCAGGAAGTCATGGCGGGGTATCAATAAGTGGTAACGCTGCCGGTGGTGATGTGGTGGATTCCTGTATGGAAAGTTTTGATGGCACTGTGTCGCCTTATGGCTCTGAGGGCTGCGTAGACCGGGCGACGATTGCCGCGGCCGGGTATTCGCCCTTTGCCGCCCAGGAATATAACAGCAACGTCAAAGGCTGCGACCAGCTCCGGGCCGATGCCGAAGCGCAGGGATTGGCGATACCTTACGACCCGTCACAGCTCGAGAAAGGCGACATCATCATGTACAACCGCTACAGCAAACCCGACCCGAACTGGCATGTGGTGGTCTATGACGGCAATGGCGGCTGCTGGGGGAACAGTTCCAATGTGTACGGCTGTTTCCACCATTACGAAGGCAGCATCGATATGGGGAGCGATTACTATCCGGCGACTATCATTAAGACATCCAGGGGGTGACGGGAATTGCAGAAAAATCCATATATCAGCCTTCTGAATCTGATGGAACAGGTCTCCCTGAGCAGCAACAGCCCGTCCATCCAGATTGGAGAGATTCTCCAGTCTCCGCCGGACATCAAGGTGAAATACAACGGCATCGTCCTGACAAAAGAGGAACTGTGGATTTCCCATTACCTTCTGGCGGGCTATGGGAGAACGGCTGAAGGCCATTTGGTATCGGCTACCCAGAACCGGGCAGGCGGCAGCGGGGACGCGGCTTACCAGTCGCATAATCATGAGATTGACAACGACTATACCGATTCGGTGATTACCACAGATACCTTGAAGCTGGGCATGAAAGTCGCCATCATGCCCATGCTGGTCAATGGAAAAATCCAGCAATATATGATTTTAGACGAGATTGTGAGGTTGGATGGCTATGGCTAATCCTTTTGTGGCAATGGCATCCGGAGAGAATGCTGCTGCCAGAGAAACATTGCCGCTCCTTGCGGAATACGGTTATGACTTCGAGAAACACCGGGTCCGCTATGACGAGAACGGGAACAACATTACCGTTACGGAAGACGAAGCCCTTAAGGTGTGGATTTATAAAGCTCTGATGACAGAACGGTACAGGTATCTGGCCTATCACGATGAATACGGCATCACCATCGAACCATATCAGGGGACGATGCCCAACAACATTTATACGGCAGACCAGATCCGCCAAAACATCCGGGAGGGCCTTTCCATCAATCCCTATATTGCCCGGATCAACCGGGTAGATGTGGAACGGCGGGAGAAAGATGATTTGTTTATTTTAGTGGATGTGACATCCATTTACAACGATGAAAGTCTGACTGTCACCGCAGAAAGGAGCCTTGCATGAGCAATTTGTTCGATGCCCAGACTAAAGACCAGATTGAAAGCCGCATGGTGCAGACCCTGCACACGCTGACTGATACGGACAAGACGGCTATCGAGGGCTCGTTTGCCCGGGACATGATTGATACCAATGCTGTGGAATTTGAGAACAGCTATGCGGAGATGGCCATGCTGCGGGACGCGGCTTTTGCCGAAACAGCCTGGGGAGACTATCTGACGCTGCGGGCTGAGGAGTTCGGTATCCAGCGGAAAAAAGCCGTGCAGGCCAATGGGACAGTGACGGTTACCGGACAGTCCGGGGCCTACATCATCCGTGGCAGTCTGTTTCAGACCAAGGACGGGCTGCGGTTCTACACGACAGAATCCGCAACGATTCCAGCGGATGGAACTGAAGTGGAAATCGCTGTCCAGGCAGCGGACGTAGGCGCAAAAGGGAACGTGGCATCAGGGACGATTACAGAAATCCCTTATTCCATCCCTAATGTGTATAGCGTAACCAACCAGACAAAATGCACGGATGGGGCTGATGAAGAAACGGATGCCGCATTATTGGCAAGGCTTCTGTTCCGGGTTCGTCAGCCTATTACTTCCGGCAACGCCAACCATTACCGCTCTTGGGCCATGTCCGTGGACGGGGTAGGGAACTGCAAGGTTATCCCGCTGTGGAATGGGAACGGCACGGTGAAAGTCATCATTGTGACGGCGGAGAACGAATCGGCCTCTACTGAGCTGATCCAGAAAGTAGCCCAGTATATTGAATCCCAGCGCCCTATCGGGGCTACCGTGACCGTGGTGTCTCCGGCACCCGTTTCTGTAGATATTACGGCTGAGGTATATGGAACGGCGAATGCAGAAGCCGTGACTGAAACTGTATCCAACTATTTTAAGAATACAGGATTCAGCTTGTCTTATGTCAGCCTGGCCCAGATTGGCCGGCTCATTTTGGGCGTAAACGGGATTACAGATTATCGGAACCTGAAACTTAACGGCAAGGCGGAGAACATCAGCCTGACCAATGAACAGATTCCGGTAGCCGGAAAGGTGGTGCTGAGCCTTGTCAGCGAATGAATGGATGCGCCAAGGTGAAGTTGATGTCCTGAACTATCTGCCGAAGTTTCTGGGGAAAGATCCGATGTTCAAAAAGGCGGCGGATACCTGCAGCACGGAGCATAACCGTTTGCGGCTGGCCTTGCAGGATTTGGCGGACAATTTCTTCGTGAACACGGCTACCTGGGCGCTGCCGCTTTATGAATCTTTTCTGGGAATCAAACGGAGTGAAGAAGACACGGATGAATTCCGCAGGCAGCGGATTCTCTTTAAGCTGCAGCATGTGGATGTGTCTACGATGGAGTTCATGAATTCCATCATCAATTTGTACAGCGTCGGGCATATCGAGGAAGTGAACGAAGAATATTATTTCAAGGTGTACTGCATTATGAATGACGAGGATACGGAGACGCTGCAGAAACTGATTGACCAGCTTGATATCTATAAGCCGGCTCATCTGGGCTATGCCATCTACCTGGGATATTCCTGGAACGGGAAGATTCACTGGAATGGCGAAGCCACGTTCTCGACGGCGACCATCGTATCCGGGAAAGGAGTGAAGGCAAGTGGCTGAATATATCAAAGAGAAATGGTCAGCGGATTTCCCTGACCGTGCCGGACAGGAAGTACGTCCCACAGAAGCGGTGGATAATACCCTGGATTATGATGTGCTGTTTCCGCAGTATCTTTCAGAAGACCCGGTGGTATTCAACCAGCAGAACAAGACGGTGTCCCAGCTGGTCAGCAATGACGCCCGGCTTTATGAACGGATTTCCGCTACGGCGGCTGACATCAACGCCCATCTGACTGATGCCAAGGCCCACGCAACTGGCATCAGCGGCAATGCGGCCAGTGCTTCGAAATTGCAGACGGGACGGAAGATTCACCGGGTGCTGTTTGACGGCACAAAGGACATCACCTTGCCGGATTTCAGCGGTTGCGGTGAAAAGACAGCCGGCCAGAGCGGCATGGTCCCATCACCAGCCGCGGGAAAATTGAACACGGTTCTGCACAGTAATGGCAGCTGGGGCAAGGTTACCTACGCCGATATGGACGAGGAAGCCGTGGCCAAGATTCAGGCTTGCCCGTTTCCAGTCAATGCTATCTATATTTCCACAGACGGGAAGAATCCTGCAACCTACTGGCCGGGAACAATCTGGGTGGCCTTTGCCATGGGCCGGTGTCTGATTGGGGCTGGGTCAGCCGACAGCGGAACCATGTATAAAGCCGGAGATAAAGTGGGGGAAGAAAAGCATACCAATACTCTGGCAGAAATCCCAATCCATGGGCATACAGGCACAACAGGTAAGGCAGGCGCCCATACACACAACAGAGGCAGCATGAATATTACTGGTAGTTTTGAAGGTACAGACGTCCAAAGTACTTACAAAGGTTCAGGAGCCTTTTATGTTACTACTAACGGTAACTGGAATGATGAAGGCGGCGATTATCACAAAGACTATCCTAGAAGAATGTCATTCGATGCCTCTCGTTCATGGACGGGCAATACCTCATCTAATGGCGAACACACGCATTCCTTTATGACAAATAATGCTGGTGGCGGACAGGCTCATAACAACATGCAGCCGTCTATCGTTGTGTACATGTTCCAGCGTACAAAGTAGGAGGTGAGAAATATGGCTGAATGGGTACAGATGGTGGGTTCCCTGGTATCCGTCCTGATGCTTTGCGGCATCATTTTCAACTTTAGCGTCATTAAGCCGCTGAACCAGTCAGTGCGGAGCCTGCAGGAGTGCATTGACCATCTGCGGCGCCAGCTTTCTGAAACGGAGGCCAAGCGCCAGGAGATGGCAGAACGCCTTTCCCGTGTGGAGGAGGCGACGGATCATGTGCAGCACCGCCTGGATGTGATTGAGCAGCGGCAGAATGAATAGGGGGTGGCAGGATGGGCTTTTCAGTCGTTCGGAACCGGATCTCCATTACGCGCGGGGATTCGGCACAGATTACGCTGACCATCCGGGACCGGGTGACGGGCAGACCGTTTGTGCCGGGACCAGATGACCGGCTTACCTTTACCGTCAAACGGGAACTTTCTGATGAAGTACACTTGGTGGTGAAAACCCTGGATAACGGCATCATACGGCAGAAAACAGACTGTCTCCTGTTTCTGCTGCCGGAGGATACGGCATCGCTTCCCTTCTGGACGTATCGGTACGATGTGGAACTGGTACTGGCTTCCGGCTATACGGATACGGTTATTCCGCCCAGCCCGTTTATTGTGACCGGAGAGGTGACGGCCCATGGAACGATATAAAGGAACACTGGCAGGGAAAAGCACGCTCTGCGGAGTGCTTTCGTTGCCACAAGAGCCGTCCGGGGCTTATCAGGAAAAAGCAGTCATTCCCAAGGATGAGGAACAGGTCATTATTCCCGATAAGGGATTTACCGGCCTGCGGTCAGTGACGGTAGCTGCCATTCCGTCGAACTATGGCAGGATCAGCTTTAATGGCTATGAACTGAAAGTGGAGTAAAGGAGCAATTAACATGGCGAAAAACGTAAAAATCAATTCGGTCGTGTATGCGGAAGTGCCGCAGGTTTCTATTCCCCTGGCGGAAGGACAGGGGACGGCTGTCTTTTATGACACGACCGGGGCTACAGCGGCATCCGGAGATATCCTGACGGGAAAATCGGCTTTTATCGGGAACGGCTTTGTTGCCGGTTCCATGGCCAATAACGGGGCTGTCAGCGGCAACATCAGCAAGGTTGACGGAACGTATACCATCCCTGCCGGGTTCCATAACGGCAAGGGAGCGGTACGCATCAGCAACGAGGAACAGGCTAAATTAGTCAGCGGGAACATCAAGTCCGGGGTGACCGTACTCGGGGTATCCGGCAAATCCAGCGTCGTCGATACGGGTGACGCCACGGCGGCTGCCGGCACCATCATTAGTGGTAAAACGGCCTACGTTAACGGGACTAAAGTGACCGGCAGCCTGACGACAGTGACGGTGTCCCAGGACAGCCTGACTAAAGTGCTGACTATTGAATAAAGGGGGCGAGAACATGAAGGTAGATGTGAAACTGGCCGGGAACAGCTACAGCGGAGTACCGGCTGTCCTGATTCCGCTGAAAAGTGGCGGGAAGGCCCGCTTCTGCGAAGTGTCGGACACGACGGCGCAGGCTTCTGATGTAACTAAGGGAAAGAAGTTCTATGATGCAGATGGAAATTATACGGAAGAAACCAATACGGGAAGCGGTGGCACGGCAACAGAACCCGTACCGTACAAAGTCACTGTCCAGCAATCGGAACATCAGACGATTGCTGCGGTTTTTACGCCCAAGGTCATTAGCTCGGTCGCTTCTCTGGAACGGTCTGGCAGTACGTCCCAGAGTTTGGTATCTGAAGCGAATGTGACTCTGGGGTATGCGTACAATATCAAGACAACGGGCGATAAAGGCTGGATTGGCGGCAAAGCTTCTATATCAGGGACTTTGAGGAATGGACTGATTTGTGGTGATGTGGTCATCACTGCGGCAGCGGCTACAAAGCTTTCGACGGATTATGACGTTCCGGCAGGATATACGCCGGTATATCTGTACCAGAACAAGCTTTATATAGACCAGTCCCTTGAAAGCCCGCTGACGTCTAAATCCCAGATTGCATCGGGCAGCTGCCTTTATGTGATCGATGTTTTACATGATGCGACCTCTCTGCATCAGTTGCTGACTCCCTCAAATGATAACCGGGAAGGCGTGGGCTGCAATGAAATCTGCGTGGATCTCAGTAATGTCACGAAAAATAATATTACCAATCTGGGCTCGGCATTTTTGGGCAATTCGAATCTGGAATCAGCGGATATGAGCGGGTTTGGCGATATTGCTGCGATTTACAGTCTGTTTGCTTACTGCACCAGCCTGAAGTGCGTGTATTTCGATACGCTGAGTAATATCGGGAGTGAGACAATCAACACGTATCATACTTTTTCTACCTGCAGTAACCTGGAATACCTTATTCTGGATAATGCCAGCGTAGATTTTGTTGTAGAAAGTGCAGATGACGACGAGCGCGGTATTCCCGACGAGACAAAGGTTTTGGTACCTAGGGCGGCTTTGAATGCCTATAAGACGAACAGCCACTGGAGCGCGGCGGCTGACCGCATCCTGGCGCTGGAAGACTTCGATATCGTCCGCAAGGATGGTACCGTGACCGTCACGCCGAAGGCGGTGTAAGACATGTTTGAAAAAATCAATATCCCTGACTGCTTGGTCATCATCGGGCTGGTTACGGCTCTGATCATGGCCATTTTTTATAATCTCAACGAATTAGCCATGTCGATAGCGTCAGGGCTGCTCGGTTATATCGGCGGTACCGTGAAGTCCGCCGTTCATCAGAAAGGAGAAGAAAAACCATGAAAGTATTCCTGAATCCCGGCCATGCACCGAACGGCAATCCCGACCCGGGTGCCATCAATGAAGAAACGGGCCTGCGTGAATGTGATGTAGCGCTGGCTGTCGGCAAAGCCGCTGAAAGCTATCTGAACGCGGCAGGCGTAGAAACGGAACTGCTTCAGTCTGACAGCCTGTATGAAATCTGTGAAACTGCCAACAGCAGCGATGCCGACATCTTCGTATCCATCCATTGCAATGCCGCCGAAGCAGAAGAAGCGAATGGTACAGAAACCTGGGCCTGCGCCGGCAGTTACCGTGGCAGCATGCTGGCGAACTGCATCCAGAGCCAACTTGTCGATGCCCTTGATACCACCGACCGTGGCGTGAAGATTGCCACGCCCGGCGTCAACGGACTGTATGTCCTGACCAACACAGACATGCCAGCCGTCTTGGTGGAACTGGCCTTTATCACGAATCCGGGTGATGAAGAAATTCTGGCTAACGCCCAGGATGCCCTGGCAGGGGCTGTAGCCCGTGGCGTTACGGATTATGAACAGTTGATTTTAGGAGGAAACTGACTATGAACCGAGAAGAAATCAAGAAAACCGTCGCTGATACCGTGGTGTCCTTCGCCAAGAGCGAAGCTGAAGCGGCTATCAAATCTATCGACCTGGATGATGTGCAGAAACTGGTTGAAGCGCAGATGAAGAATCTTACAGATCCGCTGGAAGCAGAAATCCAGACCACCACCAGCTGGTGGGTAAAGATTCGAAACAGGCTGTATATCACCTTGATGCAACAGGCAGTTAAAGCCATTGTGGCTGACGTAAAACAGAAGATTGTATAAACGAAAAATTCGGCTTGGAAAATCAAAACGAGATGTTTCAGGCCGTTTTTTTGTTGGCTGTAGATTCTTCTCAGTTTTGGTCAATTATATCTTGCAGTTAACATAGTGATATCTACAACTTCATTGTATTATAAAAGTTACAAACTATTATAGGATACCTGTAATTTAAATTTGCAAGTTAATGTCTACCAATATTCAACAATTTAGACTACTTATTATTATTTCTGGATTTTTATAAAACATTAATTGTTTTTACATTACTTATTGAATTGGACTTGGCTCTATGTTATTATGTATCAGTACAAGTGTCTTTTCGTATTCATTCGGTTTATCTATGAAAATATTATTAATTTGAGTACCATTGTTCGGATTATTACAAAATTGATAAAAAAGCACGAATGCCTAAACAAAGCTATATCGTTTTACTAGATTTGTGATTTATTTGAAAAATATTCGTGTTTTACAACCGTGATATCCACCAGCTTTTGTTCAATAGCGATTTAAAACTGACTTTTTTGCAATACCTGATATTACGGTTATGCCAACAGTTATTTAAAGATTGGCATTTATAATACGTTAGGAGTTTTTGAACATGAAAATAGGAATTATTGATGCTGATCTTATTGGAAGAAAAAAACATAGATTTCCTAATCTAGTTTGTGAAAAAATCTCTGGTTACTGGAAGGAAAAAGGGGCAGAAGTTTATTTACTTATGGACTATAATTTGCCAGATTTTTTTGACTACGTTTATATAGCTAAGGTTTTCACAGACACTCCAGTTCCTGACTTTATTAATAAGTTAATTGGGAAAAAAGATAACCCAAATGAAAAAGTGAAAATTGGAGGAACCGGTTTTTATTTTGATAAGGCACCTAATCTCCCTGCCGAAATTGAGCATCATATGCCTGATTATCATCTTTATGACGAATGGATTAAGAATGAAGTTAGCCGCGCATGTAAAGAAGCAGAACAAAAGGGAAAAGTATTTAATAAGTCGAAATTTATGACTCAATTTAAGGAGTATACTGATTATTCTATTGGTTTTATAACTCGTGGATGCTTTAGAAAATGTAAGTTTTGTGTTAATCAAAAGTTTGACCATGTATTTGTTCATAGTCCCTTAAGGGAATTTTTAGATCCGTCTAGGAAAAAACTATGTTTCTTGGATGATAACTTTCTGGGCTGTCCACAGTGGAAATCCTTGCTAGAAGAAATTATATCCACAGGGAGGCAATTTAAATTTAAACAAGGGATTGATGAGAGACTTTTAACTGAAGAAAAATGTAGAATGTTATTCAATTCTAAATATGATGGAGATTTTACTTTTGCGTTTGACAATATATCTGATTATGAACTAATTCATGAAAAGCTGAAAATGATTAGAAAATATAATCAGAAAAAAAGTGTAAAGTTTTACGTTCTTGTGGGGTTTGAAAGTACCGATGCAAAGGATATTGAAAATGCTTTTAAGCGCGTGGAGTTACTTCTTTGCTATAGATGTTTACCTTATATTATGCGTTATATGGATAAAAATAATACACCCTGGAAACAGTCAAAATACCGGGCGCTTTATGTTACTATAGCACGGTGGTGTAATCAGCCAAGTATAATAAAAAAAATGAGTTTTCGAGATTTTTGTGAAGCAAATCAGGCTTTGCATAAAAATAAAAATACGTTATGTTCAGCAATGAAAAGTATGGTGGATTTTGAAAATGAATACCCAGAAATTGCCGCACGGTATTTTGATATTCGATTTGGAGAGGAAAATCTAAATATAACAAAATGAAATTTTTAAATTGCGGAGATGATAAAAATGGGATTTTATTATGAATGGGGCCAAAATATGGGTACGACTAAAGAAAGTCATTACATTTATAAATTTCTTCGTAGTGATGCAGAATCTATTTCTCCGCTTCTTAGTGGATCTATGGAGGAACAAGAAGGTATTTACAAAATATTAACCAGTACGCCCATTGAAAGCTTTTTTGAGTGTTTGATGAAAATGACATCTGAATTACCAAGTTTGAATTCTTCGCAAATTCCTTGCTTCAGTAATATGGAAAAAGGAGCTTCTCGATTAAATGAATTATTATTGTTTTCTAAAAATGGATTGACTTTTGAACAAATTGGATATCAGCTTATAAAGGCTAAAAGCAATTGTGCAAAAATAAAATATGGTGAGAATCAAGCAAAACTTGCTCTTATGATGTCTTTAGTATCCTTCGATAAAAAAAGACCCATAGTGGTTTATCCAACAGCATGGGGAACGTATCTTACACGATTTAGTTTTGAAGAAAAGAAAAATGTATTGAAAAAACTACTCCTAAGAAATCCATGCATTCAACATATTCTTTGTTTAGCTTTTCATGGTGTTGTGAGCTATCAGAAGGTAGTAAGCTTTCTTTCTAAAACATCGATAGTACGTAGGCGGACTAGTGTTAAATATTTAATTACATTTATACTTAACGATACAGAACGAAAAGACATTTTGAAAAATATTGAGTGGAAAATAGAGGTGGATTAAATTGGGGCTTAGGGATCTTTCTATTAACACTAGTTATGAATCTAGTAGTGAAAAATCACAACTTCTTGATACCTTTTATATTCCGGTTCTGGAAAATTCTATTAAATATTATCGTATTGCAGGCTTTTTTAGTTCATCAGCTTTATCAGTAGCAGCTGAAGGTATAGAAGGATTGGTAAAAAATAATGGAAAGATGTACCTCTTAGTGTCTCCAGAACTTTCGGAACAAGACTACCAAATTATGAAGGAACACGGGTCGTTAAATGATAATTGTGAAATATTTAAAAATTTTTCAACCATTAATCCAGATGATAATTTAAAAGCCCTTGCCTGGATGTTAGATTCAGGGCATCTTGAAATAAAAATTGTTGTTGGTATAAAAAGTAAATATAGTTTATTTCATCAAAAAATTGGCATATTCACTGATGCGAAGGGAGATATGCTCTCTTTTTCTGGCTCTATAAATGAGACTGCACAAGCATGGATAAATAATATTGAAGAATTCAAAGTTTTTCGTTCTTGGGAACCAGGACAGGTAGAATACTTGACATCAGACCTTAAGAAGTTTTTATTGTACTGGAAAAATGAAAAAAAAGATATTGCCTGTGTATATAGTATCCCGGAATCAGTAAAAGAAAAAATTATTCAAATTAAGCCAGCAAATATATGGGATTTGAATATTATGAGGAGATATAATGCTGATAAGAAAATTAATCAGAAAGAAATCAGCCTTTTTTCTCATCAACGAAAAGCAGTTAATGCCTGGATTCAAAATGATTACAGATTGTTAATGGAAATGGCAACAGGAACAGGGAAAACCAGAACAGCCATAGGTTGTCTCGTCGAGAAACTTAAAGAAATGAAAGAATCAGAAAGCATTCTCGTTATTATTGCAACACCTCAAAATACTTTATCTAGGCAGTGGAGAACTGAATTAAGCAATTTAGACGTTTCTGTGGATAAAGAAGCAATTATAGATGGTAGCAATAATAAATGGCGAAAAGAACTGGAATTAATGCTCTTTGATCTAAGTGAAGAGCAGATTAAAACAGCAATTATTTTTACTACCCATGATACGGCCTCCTCAGATAAGTTCATTGATATAATAAAAAAATGCAAAGATAACACAAAGATTTTATTTATCGGTGATGAGGTGCATGCAATTGGATCTCAAAAACAACGAAAGGCTCTGTTGCCAGAATATGATTATCGGATTGGCTTAAGTGCTACGCCTGAAAGAATGTATGATAAAGAAGGAACTTCTTTAATTAGGGATTATTTTGGAAAAAAATCATTTGAATTTACAATTGCAGATGCTTTGAATACAATAAATCCTATTACAGGTCGACCATTTCTTAATAGATTTGAGTACTATCCGGTCTTTGTGGATTTGACTGAAGAAGAAAATAAAAAATATAGAAAACTCACACAACAAATTATTATTTTGGCTATGTCACAACAAACAGTTGATAAATAG